AGCAACCAGCACGATCGCTGTGTTCTTGGGGAACTTTGCTCTGGGCTGCTCATTCGGTGATCGCCGAAAGCAGACTCTGGAGTTCTCCAAGGAAGCCACAATCGGTGGCACAAACCTGTTTGAATATGACATGATCGCGGTCAAGTCATCGCAGCGAATGGACATCAACGTTCACTCGATCGGGTCAGACACGGTCGCAGGTCCAATCGTCGCACTATCCACCGGATCATAATTCCAGCTTGAATTGATGCAGGGTGGCGAGTGCCTCCCTGCTCTTCTCTGAAATCCATGCTCTAAGGAGCCCGATCATATGCTTCCTTTTCGATCAATCATTCATAGTCAGTTGATTGCCTCACGGGCAGTTACTAACAACGCAACAGCCACCGCAAACCTTGACACGAACGGCGCGGACTACGCAACGATCATCGTCAACATCAGCAGCGAAGCCAACACAAACGCCGTTGGCCCGACAATCCAACTGCTGGAGTCAGACGACACCACAGCAAGCAACTTCGCGACGGTGACGGCCAACATCACCGGCGATGCGGTCGCAGCAAAGCCAATCGTATACGGCGTAGACCTGCGAGGCCGCAAGCGATACCTGCGACTGTCGATCAGCTCAGCCACTGCAACCAATGACAACTTTACAGCGTCGGCAGAAGCGATTCTGTCCCGCGTCAAGGTTGCACCTGCTGGAACCACTGGCGTGACATCTACCAACGGCGTCACGAGGTTCGTGTAAGTAATGGGACAGCAGCAATCAATTCGATATACGCCGCACGTAAACTGGCTCAGGGATAAAGCTCTGAATGTCTATACGCAATTTGGCGAAGATGGATTGATTGCAACCTGTCTGCAAAAGATTGGAGAAACTAACCGTCACTGTTTCGAAATCGGAGCAGCTGACGGGAGTTTCTTCAGCAACACCCTAATCCTTCGAGAGCAAGGGTGGTACGCAGTGCTGATCGAAGGAAACGAAAAGCTGTACGACAAACTGCGGGCGGATTATGGAACCGAGTCAACTTGTATCCATCGGCTTTGCGCTGATCTCGATGCTGTGCTTCGCGAAACAAATATCGATCCGCAACCAGACCTTGGCATCATCGACATTGACGGTCAGGACTTCTGGATGTGGAGCGACCTGCAAGACGTGCGCCCGAGAATCATGCTCGTCGAAGTTAGCACAAGAGGCCACGCCGAGCCACCACCAGAGCGTGACAGCGAAGGCCAGGCCGGCATTGATGCAATCAGACATTTAGGTGAGTCAAAAGGGTACACGCTCGTTGCAGAAACGTTCTGTAACGCATTGTTTGTCGATAGCGGAGAATTGAATTGAGCGACGTTGCTGAGCCAGTGAAGTTGAACATCGGAGCAGGCCGAACGGTCATTCCGGGATTCACGCCAATAGATCGAAAGCTAGGCAGCGAAGCTTACCCGCTACCGTACGAAGACGGCTCTGTTGACGAGATTCGCGCAAGCCACATCCTCGAACACTTCACGTTTGGCGAAGCTTCAGAAGCGATGGACGAATGGGCTAGAGTATTAAAGCCCGGCGGGCGAATCAGGATCAGTGTTCCGGACGTTGACAAGGTTCTTAATGATAACTCAGGTAAGCGTCTGTTTTATCTGATGGGCGGCCAGACTGGACCTGATGATATTCATAAGTCAGCTTACGACCACGCGAGGCTATCTGGCCTGATGAATCAATGCGGCATTCGACAGATCAAGGAGTGGCAATCTCCAAATACGGATTCGGCGGCGTTACCAATTTCGCTGAATCTTGAAGGCGTCAAGGAATCTCCACCGGCACCAAAAAAGCCTACATCAGCAACGATCAAGCTTGGGGCATATTTGACACTGCCACGATACGAATCGGTGGTTTGCAGATCCTTGATTGAGTTGGCGTTGCGTCAACTGAAGATCGAACTTACCACATCGCAGGGTGTGTTCTGGGGCCAGTGCATGCAACGCATGTTCACAAAGGCCGTTGATGATGGCATCGACTGGATTCTATCAATCGATTCAGATTCCTTGTTTACATCTGAGCAACTCAGCCTGCTCATGGACACTTTGGCCAGTAATCCGCATATTGACGCATTGGCCGCGTTGCAATGTCGGCGTGGTTGTCCATATCCGCTACTGACGACCGGAGAACTTGTTGACGGGTTGACAGTCGAAGTGAGCAACGCTCCTTTTAAGGTGACAACGGCTCATTTTGGATTGACGCTATTCCGCGTCGATGCTCTGCGTGAAGTGCCAAAACCGTGGTTCTGTCCAAAGCCTGACGGGAATGGTGAATGGGGCGACGAGCGTATGGACGACGATATCTTCTTTTGGCATCAGTGGAGACTGGCCGGGAAAAATATCTATGTCGCTCCGCAGGTGTCTATCGGGCACATGGAAGAAACTGTCGTTCAATTTAATGACGAGATGAAGCCAGAACACATGTACGTCCAGCAATGGCGGGAGAGCAATTTAAAATGATGATCCAACTCACACGCGGATGGAACGGGCACGCAAAGGGCTCGATTCATTCAGGGTTCGCACCGGGCATCGCAGCAACACTCGTTTCGAATGGGTCCGCAGTATGGCTTTCCAACACAGACCAGCACGAGGCTACGAAGACAGTCAGCGAATGCTCTGCCGAACCTTCAAAACGACCGTCGAACCAACCGTTGAACCGATCACGCTCGAAAACCTGAAAGACCGTCTTCGAATCGGATCAGTCTGCGACTTTGACGCAGAGCTGTCTCTCATTCTGACGATGGCTCGAAAGCAGGTTGAAGCAGACACCTATCGCCGACTGGTAACGCAGACGGTGGTGGGATATCTGGACGGGTTTCTGAATGTTCGAGAAATCGAACTGCGACTTGCGCCGATCAGCTCCATCACGTCGATCGTTTACACGGACCAGAACAGTGCAAGTCAGACATTTGCGGCCAGTCGATACGCGACGGACCTAAACAGCACTCCGCCACGAATTGTTCTCGACACAAATGACCAATGGGAACTGACGGAAGAGAACACGCCGAACGCGGTTGCAATCACTTTTGTTGCGGGCTACGGGGCCACAGCGGCATCAGTGCCAGCGGCTGCGAAACTGGCGATCGTCGAATACGCAAAGATTCTGTGGTCAGGATGCGAAGGCAGTGAAGCGAATTACAAGCGGCTGATTAGCACACTTCAATGGACCGGTTTTCATAAGGTGATGCAATGACGATCTGCATCGCCAGCTACAACAAAAAGGTATCGATTGAAAAACTGATCGGTCAGACAGCGGACGCTCACGGACAAGTCGACCAGACAACTGATGCGAACTGGGGGCAGCACTGCACAGCCTGGTGCTCGGTGATGAGTAAAGGTGGCCGGGAGTTCTGGAAAGTTCAGCAAACAAATGCGGACGTGTCGCATGTGTGGAAATGCCAGTACAGCAAAACGATGGCGGACGCATCGCCTGCCATGCGGCTGATTCACGAGGGCAACACCTACGAGATTCTGAGCGTGATTGACATTGATTTGAATCACAGGGAAATCGAGATTCAGACGAAGCGAGCGGTGTGATGTCAGCTGAAGTGCTCGGCGTTGAGTCGGTCAAAAAGAAGCTTGAAGCGTTGCGGTTATCGGTTCGAAACAAACTTGAAAGGCAGGCGGTTTCAGCTGGGCTAAGAATGCTCGCAAAGGCAATCAAGTCTGAAGTTCCTTCGGCATGGAAAGAGGGCCGAAAAGCGATCGGATTCAGTTTTATTAGAGGTAAAGGGAAGTTTGCGGGAACCACATTTGCCAAGGCTGGCGTAGGGGCAGGAATAAAGAAAAAAGCCAGGGAGAAACGCGAAGCATCGAAAGGGAGTCGAAACGGAAGAAAAGGCGTCGGTATTGGAGTGGCGAATCTTCATTGGTTTATCCTCGGAACTGCCGAGCGAGAAACAGGCTCAAAGCGAGTTGGGGCGCATCGAAGAGGCGTAGTAAATAGGCGAGTTTTGACAGGCAAAAAGGTTCGAAAAACTGGACGAATTAAACCTAATCCGATCGTGACTCGCGGCGCATCGAAAGGCCGGGCGGCATCGATCAAGGCAATGGCGGACAACTTCGCAGCGGGCATCGAAAGAGAAGCAGCCAAAAAATGAAATCAGGACTCGTATCACTACTAAGCTCAGAGGCCACGATCACGGCGATCAGTGGGACGCGAGTTTACGTACAGCGAGCCCCACAGAACGCAGCCTTTCCTCATATCATCATTACTCAGATGAGCAGTGATGAAAACGGAACGCTCGATGGTGGATCTGGCCAATTGAGGTTTCTGGATTTTGATATCGACTGCAAAGCAAAGTCGTCAGTGACGGCTGAATCGCTGGGAAATGCAGTCAGAACATATATCGACGATTACAGTGGAACGGCCGGAAGCTCAACGATCGGGGCCGTGATCGTGAACGATGAGTCAGATGATTATGAGCCACCGCAAGATGGTTCGGATGTGGGCGTTTTTGTGGTCACCTTGGATGTCACCATCCATTACAACACTTGAAGGAGCCTGAGAAATGGCGAAGTTGAAAGTAAAAGGAACCGTTCTGTCCTTGGGATCAGGCACGACATTCACGCCGGTTGCTCAGGTTCGATCGTTCGGCGTCGACGGAATGGAGACTGAGACATACGACAGCCGCACGCTCGATGGTACGGCCGGCGTCGAATACGACCCGACTGGCTACGTTGAAGGCGGATCAACGACGTTTGAACTGTTGCACGATCCGGCACTAGCAGGACACCAGGCAATTCACGACTTAGTAACCTCCGCCTCGCTCAACACCGACGGCAGCGCCAATAAAACGAACTGGAAAATTATCTTTGCCAATACCGCATCGACAGAGATGACGATGGTAGCGGCTGGCGTCGGGTTTTCAATTACTGGCGAAGCATCTTCAGGACTGGCTGCATCGGTCACGCTGAAGCATAGCGGTTGCCCTGTTCTTCCTACCTGATGAGGTGCTGACGTGAAGTGCAAGACGACACGAGACATTGATGCTGACGTGAACTGTTTTCCTGCATACGTCACGGAGACTCCAGCAGGGAAGAAAATCATCGCGTCTGGAACCCTGATCCGTCGCGATGAATTCCCGCTTGCGAACTGTGTCGCGTTAGTACAGAACGGATTGGCGGACCCTGCGGATGAAGAATGCAGGCTGGCGTGCAATCGCACTGAGTCAGAAATAGCAATAGCCAAAGAGGCGATGGACAGGCTCCTGAATGGCAAGGGCTTGCATGAAGATGAAGATGAAGACGAAGAGGAGAACGAAGAGTGACGAGAGTTGTGGCTACGGCAGATGAGTTCCTGACATCACCTGCGATGGATCGGCAGAAGATCGATGTGCCAGTGCCTGAGCTTGGCGAAGGAAAGGTGATTCCGATTTGGGGAATGACTCCCAAAGAGCGAACCGATTTCGATGATCGCATCTCGCGGATGAGCAAGGCGAAGAAAGAGCAGTACAAAAAAGAGGTCCGTGAAAGACTTCTGGTTGAGTGCTGCAGAAATGACGACGGCGTTCAGTTGTTCACGCTCGATCAAATTGCCCAGCTCGGCCAGAGGCGCGGTGACGTGGTTGAACGATTGGTGAACGTCGCAATTAAGCTTTCAGGGTTCAGCGGGCAGGACATTGAGACGCTCGCAAAAAACTCCGAAGAAGCCCCCGAAGGCTGACAGCACTTCGGCTGGCTGAGCATGTCGCAAAGACGATTGACGTTGATGGGATGCTGTCAGCAATGTCCCATGACCAGTTCGATGAGTGGTGTGCGAAGGACACTGTTGAGCCGATTGGCAGCAACGGCACGAACGAAATACTGATGCGGTTAGCAATGGTGGTCGCGATGGCATCCGGGCTGAAAGAAGCGAAGGTCAGTGATTTCGCGACGTGGATCAAAACTGTAGATGCTCCGGCTGATAGCAGCGTGGCAATCGCAGCACTCGAAGCAATCGGAGCGAGGCGGGTTTAATGGCAAACGCTGGGGACTTAGTTGTTAGGCTTGGGCTAAACTCCAACCCGCTAACGGAAGGGCTTGCGAAAGCGAGCACTGGCGTTAAGGGGTTCGCAGAGTCAGCAACTACCTGGCTGAATCCTGTGACGGCCGTGTTTACAAGCATGGCAGCGGCAGCGGCAGCAACCGGCCTGAGCATTTATGGCATCGCACAGAGAATCGAAAGCCTTGCCGGCGTGGTCGATAAGGCAAACCAGACCGGGCTGTCTGCTGAGTTCA